CTCTGCCTCATCGGATGCGTTCTGGCGGTGAACGATCTTGGTCTCAACGAACGTGCCCACCGGACGATCCCACTTGTGCAAGACGTTCAGGGGCGTGTACTTGATGCTCGACTCACCAATGACAATGTCATCGTACGACCAGTAGTCGTTGTTCTTGTTCGCTTGGTTCGCCTGAACGTAACGACCCGCAATCCACAAGAAGCTCTCGTTCATCTTCTGTTCTTTCCACTCCGAAGCCATAGCTCTGGGAAGCTGTTCGGCAGTGTTGACGATGTAGGCTCGCGCCGACATGTACAACTTGTCGTTGATTTGCTCAATGAACATTGTCTCGTCGGGCATTACTCCTCCTCCGTCTTGTTCTTCGTGCCAGCAGGCTTGCCGCCAGTACGGCCAGACCCATCAGGCGTCGTCTTATCCGGCGAGTCAAACGGTACGTTGACAGGCTCAAAGACATCCGGCCAACGCTCGTCCTCGTACTCACGCCTCGAGGCTTCGAGTTCTTGATCGAAGCCGAACTCGGTGAGCACTGTCTCTCTCGACATATCCCCACGATCTCGAAGCGACTGTATCATGGTGACCACAGACGGATCGAACTCCAACTCCATGCGCCGAGGTGAAAACTCGATGACGGTTTCTTCGTTGAAACCTTCATTAGAAGGATGCTCGGTGACCTCTTTGATGATCTCCCTCTCAATGGAGCGCTTCATCATGTAGCGGCGACTCGCCATCCCTCGCGCAATCACGCGCCCCATCGTCATAGAGGTCTCTTTGTTCCCCGTGTCGTTCGGCATCGTGAACATACCCCACAATCGTGCGAGGATTCTCTGATCGATAACGTCCCACTTGTCCTCATTCAGCACGTGCTCAATGTCCGGGGTGATGATCTCGATATTGATACGATGGTCGGACACGATGACTGGCGATCGGGACTGGGCCCTGACCATACCTGCAGCCTGATCCACTTCTGTCTTGGTGGTAGGCATCTGGTCTGTTCCGCGGGTCACGAGCACGATGAAGTTCACACCGCCAAGAAGGAATGCACGATCCATCTCTCGTAGCTGATGCTTAAGGTCGAGCAGGGGGAAGATGGATTTGAGGCGTATTCTCGACCATCGCTCGAACGGAGACTTGGTGAGAGAATGCATCCACACGTACTGAGGGTTCAACAACGCCAGCTTGTCCACCTCGATGTCCTCTTCTTCGAGCTTCTGCGCCTCCGACTGAGATGGGGTGTATCTCCCAAGGTATAGGGCCTTGACGAACTCGTCATCTCCCTCGAGTTCATCTTCCGAATTTAAGATGTATGCGAGGCTGCTCTTTCCGAAAGGATCTGGGTTTACCGGGACGACGCGCATCGGATCTAGGAAGCCAAGATGTGTCGGGACCACGAGATCATACTCTTTCCGAGCCTTTCTCTTATCCCTCTTTGTCGTGACCTTGTAGGTCTTGCGGCCCCACCATTTGATGGGGTAACAAACAGACGACGTGTACAGCTCTCTCCACATCGTTCGCACGAACGAATCCAAATCTAGGTCCCTGCCTATCTGGTGCCAGACGTTCTCTTGGTCCTTGTCTTCGACAGTCTCAAACTTCACTCGCTGAAACGCCATTGCTTCCGAAACGTCGGCCACGTTGCCGACGATGTCATCATCGAGTGCCGAATACGCAACAGCCATCTGTTCGTACACGTTGGATGGCGTGACGTACTTGTCCGTATGAAAGAGTCCGCGGTTGCGGCTACGGCCCTGAGATTCCTCTGCCCACGAAGCAAGGGCGCGTTGCACGCCGGGATACATTTCCAGCCTGCGTCCCAAATCGCCCTCGAGTGAATCGCGCACCTCAGAAGGATCCACCTGCGATGCGATGGCCACACCGTCTACAATCTCGGACTCGAACAGGTTCTCATTCTCTCTGCTCATCTACTCAGCTCCACTTCCTGGCGAGCAACCTCGATCAAACGAGAAGCACCCTTGAACTCGAAATCGATCAGGTCCATGACCTTCTGTAGTTGCATGGTTCGGAAGGACTTCGCCTTCCTGTCTGTGGCCTCTACGCGCACAAGCTGAACCCAGATCTCAGTACAACGGGCCATCAGTCCCATGCATGCCTTCATCATCACGTCTGGGGTCGAGTCGACGGACCCTTGGATGGTATGAATCATTGCTTCGACTTCATCGTAGAGGCCGAACTGTTGGTTAACGGGAGCTACGGTGGCGTCATTGTTCGCATGAACGTTCATACACGCAGCTTAGCACCGCTACGCGAAGATAATCGGGACAACTTCGTGTGCATCTCGCATTTTGATCATCTGGTCAAGCAGCAAGAGTTCCTTACCAACAATCATCATGGCAGCAGCATCCAGAGTATGGAACGAGCCGCGATTGAACGACTTCCTTCCATACGGGTTGGTCTCTGTCCTCTCTCGAGCCCACGTAGAGCCCTGCCACTCACCAAGGAATTCCTTGTCCCAAGGAAGAACCAAACGCTGAGAATCGACATATTGCCGGAGGAGGTCGTAGCCATATTCCTTCGCTCGAGCTTTGATCTCGAAGTCCTTGGGATCGTCCGTATCCTCATGAGGCTCCCAACCAACAACCAGCTTCTGGTCGGCCGTGTACCCGACAATCCGATCCTTCTGTTTCGGCATCTCCTCATGCAAGTCCTGATACACGGGCAAGCCAAGGCCACCACGATCCATAGCGAAACGCCGTGGGTCGTAGAAGTCGAAAATGACCTGAACGATACGACGTTGATCTGCAGCAGAGATGCGCTGGAGGTTGAGGCGCGTCAACAGACGCAACCCAACATTCTTCTTCATGGTCTCTTCCCCAAATATGAGAATCTCAGATGGATGCGAAGTCAGGCCAACATCCATACCAACCCACGTTTCGGGCCACTGCTTGTGTGAACCGGGGAATTCGATCAAATCAATGATGGACTTATCGCCCAACGTCATCTCATCCGTCAGGCGACGGTGATAATAGATGTCTTGGTTGTAGTCCGAACCAATGTTGTCATCAACGGTCCTCATCAGCCTGTGAACCACAAACAGCGGGTTCGTTGCGTCACCATGAAGGCCATAGATGTTCCTCTTGTAGTCAGGAGAATCTCGAGAACCATACGCTTCGACCTTCTCTTCACGCTCTATGTCGGACCATGTGGGGCGGTGCATGCCGGTCTTGCGGTGGACGCTCCACATGGAGTCGTCCTGTGAGTGGCGATAGAACTCATCGTGCACACCACGAGACACACCGTGGGCGCGCCACTGTGCGCCATCTTCACCATGTCTGAGGGTCTCGATCAACTCCAACCAGCCAGCAACCGGGTAATCCTGCGCTTCGTCCATCTCGAGCCTGAGAGGGTGTAGCCCCTTGACACCCTTGCCGTCACGCTGTGGAATACGTCCGAGAATCTTCGAGTTGTTTCGAAAATCGACTTGGAAGGGCCGATGCTTGAATCCATGACCGACACCACCGGGGAGAAGCTCTTTGGTTATCCGATGTTGCTTGATCCTGTCCTCAATGCGGGAGGTGAGTGGAGCAAGGTGAATCGCTTCAGGAGCGGTGACGACCATTTCGGCGCCGGGGTGTTGGATTGGGAAGACCCACCCACGGAGGATGATTGACGCCGTCTTCCCAATCGCACGGCCACACTGATCGATCACGAAAGTTGAATCGTCTCTCCACCACGAGTATTGGAAGTCCCAAGCGCGAAAAATCTGTTCCTTGTTGGACGCCATCGCATCGTCCCAGACCAACTCAGCGAGATCGATACCAGAGTTGTCCTGAATGAGCGCGACGAGATATGCCTCCTCGTCTGTCAGTGGCTGAACCTTCGGAGAGATCGCCATTACTTCATAAGTCCTTCTGCCAATACTTTTGGTTCTCACGGAAGTGGTCATCGAGTGTCATGAACTCTGGAATAGCGACAGTCCTGATCCAGTTCATGATGTCATCCGTATGCACGCGGTTATGCGTTCGCTCCTCATCATCAGAACGATCATGCAACCCTATCAGCGTCTTGAGGTCCATGAACAGCGCCAGAATTTTGGCGTTTTGCGTGTCCCTATGCACGCCGAACTCTCCTGCCCGCTGTAGGAGGTTAGAGATGTAATCTGCTGTGGACTGCTGCTCTGACGCAACTCTGTTTTTGCGTCCGATACCTAAGTGCGCTTTAACCGAGATGATGTTCTTGTCGATCTTATCCTTGGAGTCACGAACGACCTTGTCGTCGTATGCATTTCCGTTGTAGTCCGACTCACGAATTATCCACGCACTATAGCGATAAGACAACAGCTCCATAGCCAGCAAGCGGTCCAAATCCTGCAAGTCTGCGATGTTGTCGAAGCTGTACTGTTCTTGATACTTCTCAAGCGCCGACCCAAACCACACAGCCTCCTCTGTGGTAAGCACGGTGTATTCGGTGCCGGAAGAGCCCTCTACGGTGAAAGCGTCGTCGAATTCCTCAGCCTCGTCGAACTGGTTCAACTGAGCCAGTATCTCTTCGTCCGTCATCTTCTTTGGCATTCAGCAATCCACCTTTCCTCCAGATTCTGAGGGTGGGTGTCCGCTGAATCGACTGTATGTGATCTATCGACCAGAAGTCCGCGCCGCCCACTCTCTCGAACCATTCATTCTTGCGAATCTTATCACGGAATGACATCATGTCGTAATCTAGCATATACGACACAGGGATCCCGTGGTAGGGGTGCTGGAAGTGGTAGGTGGGGAGGCGGCCGCAACGCAAACGGTAGTCCGGGTAGGAGGCTCCGCGCTTGAATGGCACAAAGACGGTCTCGTCGCTTGGCTCCCACGCACCGTCGATGCGAATGTGATCCTCATCCCACAGGTGCACGAGCTTCACGCGGAGAGCAAGGCCAGGATACTCCCTCGCCGCTGCCCGTACGGCCTCGCCATCAAGAATGACCTCCGTAGGTTTGACGAAGGCTATGAGGTCCTCCTCTGTGGGTGCGAAGGCATGAGCCATATCGAGCCACGCATCGTTCTTCGCCATTGCCTCATTCTCGTCAGCAGACACACGAAGATATTGGACGCTATCCACGAAAGTAACATGCCTCTCGGCGTCCGCGTTAGGGGCAAGCGCGATGTGGAGCTTGTCCGCCCATCTCATCACTCGAGCCACAACAGAGTCGAGATATCTGTCTACCTCACCCTCACCAACGATCATGACGGCATATATCAACCGAGCTCCTCTTGGATCTCCCTCATGTACTCTTGGAGTCTACTACGTCCCAGCTCTCGAACGGCTACACCACACGGAGGACAAAGCAACACATCCGCATCGTCTCCACACGCCACACAACTACCGATCAACTCAACTAGCGGCAACAGCTTCTCTAGTTCGCTGTCTACTGAGCCGATGTGTATGGAGGAGGCATAGTAACTACCACCAGTTGTGTTTGGGGTAGTCGTGTAACCAGTATAATCGGTGGTATCACCAGTCACGAAAGTAGAGGCAGTGTTTGTGGTCCACGAAACATCATTCGCTTTAGACACGCTCTCAGTCACCCACCTGCCTTTGTCCTCGACAAGGTTGGTTGTGACCTCCTCGTTGGTCAGGTGATCATAATACACGGTCGTCTTGCGTTTACAACCACCGAATTCTGCGGTCTCATATTCCGAAATAAGCGTCTTTGTGGCTTGTGTTTTCATATCGCCAACCTCGCTTGTATAGCTTCGAGCATAACGTCCGCCTTCTCCATGTTTTGTTCTATCACATTTCTGACGTCTTTCAGAACTACGTAATTCTGATACATCCCCTCGACAATGTGCTGCACTTCGGGCTCTTGGCTGGCTAGAGCCAGAAGACTCGACAGCGCATCGAGGTACGCAGCCAGAAGAACGTTGGTTTCAGCATGCGCCTGAGAGGATGGATTCACGTGCATCGAAACGAATTGTGATCTGTCAACAACAGGTACGGGGATTGGTCCAGCGCGAGCCATCAGGCACCCAATATCTCAAGCAACATGTCGCCCTTCCTGGTGACACGCAACGTACGTCGCTTCCCTTCCGCATGAGACAAGTATCCGTCAGCAAGCAGATCGTTGATATGGAACTGCACTGTTGACCGAGATGACACACCTACGGTGGCTCTCAATTCCTCGACCGTAGGTCCGAATCGTGCCTGGCCCCAATGGCCCTGAATCGCAAACAGAACCTTGAACTTCGTGTCGCCCTTTCGGGGTACTGTTGTCATTGTTCCAATCTAACCGAACGAATCGTATTTCGCAACCAATCTGGATACGGATTGAGATTGCCGACATATGAGTCTTGCGTGTCTTGTGGAGCCATAGCCCTGCTGCTTACGCTTACGCAGGGCCACTCGCTGCGCTCGTGTCTTGAAGAAGCTCCGCATCATCCTTGTGCATCTTGTGAGTCTTAAGAGTCGTCGGTCTTGGTAATCCTAGTAGCTCCGAAAAGCCCGGCTTCACGTGAACGTTCACGTCTTCCCACCACAGGTAAATCAGGACCAATGCGGAGCTGATCGCATAGCTAACGAGAAACGCGAGTGCGGGCACCCACTGCTGCAGTGAGAACATCACAGTGAGTCGATGTCCTTGACCTTGAAGCCACGAAGGTACGCACAACACATGGTGACCACATCCCCACGGGGCATGATGAGGAATCGCTTACCCTCCTTTTTGTGAAGCTCCATGTACTCACGCACAGCAGCCTCGGTAGTGGCGCCGAACTCATAGACGATGTCCACAACAATCTCCGTCGGGCCATTGCGCTTCTCGAGCTTGTTGTGTACATCGCTCCAGTAGTAGGCAGGATATTCGGCAT